GTGGCCGTCCGTGCTAAAAAAACGCCTTCAGATCGGCTTCCCTTACTGCTATTGCACCTAGTACAACATGACACGAGGTTATCGTATGCGATGGGATCGCCCCCGGACTTTATGGGAATCACATGATCGACTGTAGTTGCTGGCATCTGACAATAGAAGCAAGTCCATTGATCTCGTTGCAATACCTCTAATCGCCTAGCCTTGTAAGCTCTAGTCCCTCTAGGATCGCCGCGCTTGGTACTCATTGCCATCCCTTAGTCTTTAAGTGTTGCAATGCCTTGCAATAGTCAGGCTCATCATACTCTGTTACTCCATAACGATGCATGACATAAGTCCAATACATCCAGAACTGCTTCACTGTTGAGCCATTCTTTAAGCTCTTAACTTTCATCTGGTATAGGCCATAGGCTTGCTTCTTACCACCTATGTTGCCTACTGCTCGATGATCCCATCTTGATTCTCTATAGATAATCTCATGATGACATGCTTCTTGCTTATCAGTTAATTGATACTTTGCTAAATCTTTGACGTATCGAATTGCTTGGTTACTCGCCTGTGCATCTAAGGGCATTGCCATAGATAGAGATATCCCAATAGCGATGGCTACCCCGCAGGCTATCCGTAAACGGCCTGCGGTGAGCCCTTGATGGGCTCTAGCCAGAGAGCGTACCATGCGTGTCAAGTTCATTGATAAAAGTCCTGTTCAGAGGCGTGTCGCGTTAGCGATTGTCGGTTGAATAGAATCCTGTGCCCTTAAATGCCACTCCTACACTTGAGTAAACCTTACTCATCGAGCTATGACAGAACGGGCATTCCAGATCATGCGGCTCATGGATTGACATCCATTTCTCGATCCTGGCATTACTCTCGCAATGCTCGTTATCGCACTCGAACTCATAGGTTGGCATCTGGATCACTCTCACATGTTCTGCATGTTTCGGTGAACGCCCATGCGCCACACTGGTTGCATCTCATAGGCTCAAGTTTAGCAAGATCATCGCTGAAATCCCCGTAACCTGCTTTAAGCAATAGATCGACCAGATCACCAAGTCGCATAAAGGCCAGATAGTCCTGGGGACTACCTTCTCCCTGTCCGTTAAGACGACAAGTAACGATAGGCAACCCACCAGTTTTAGCTGCCCTCTTTGTGACCTGATCGATCCATGCCTTTGGCTGGAACGCCGATCTAGCTTTAACCTCCATGTCGAACGGGACATGTGTTATATCTTTTCCAGCCCCTCTACCAATATCTGCATGTGGCCACCACTCCGATAGGTAACGGGCGACAACACGCTCGGTAGAGAATCCCCGGTATTTACGGCTTTGTGAGGCCATTGACCGCGTGACACTTAGAACATGACCAGCTCTTATTAGCCAGATTAACCTTAATATCTTTGTAAGGTATTGCGTCATTACATAAGCAGCATCTAGTCGTGAATGTAAACTCCTCAAGAATTGCTATGATTTCCTTTGATCGATGAATCTCATCCTCAGTTGGGAATGACTCCCACTCGCCGTCTTGATTCAAGAACTGTAAGCGTCCCATTATGCTCTCGCCTTCTGTCGTTGCCATGAGCCATCTTTAGCAATTTCATACCAGATAACATCATTCGGTGATGGGCATCGAGTAAGTTCACCAGTTACTGCATAAGGACACTTGAAGTGACCCCATGGCTTACCAGCCTTAGTCGTTCCCGTCTTCCAGATCATGTCTCCATGTTGGCACCGGGGAATGTCCTTCTCTGTCTGGCCTCCAATGATTTCTTTCACCGTCGACACGGCTTCCTCCATTGTGGGCGGCATACTCGCTGGCTTGATAGTCCATGGATCGTCCTCCTTTACGACTGGGATGTATTCTCCAGATGTCTCTGCCATCTTAGCCTTTACTTCATCGATCTTAGCCTTTACTTCACTCGACTTAATGACTTTGCCCATTTCCTCTCGTGACGCTCGCTTTCCCTTTGTTGCATATCCTGCGTTAGCAAGCGCTCGACCGATAGCACTAGTCTCACAATTTTCCAACGCGCTTGTCGCATTGACGCCGCGTCCCTGAACAGTCTCTTCTGCCAGCCCTGTCGTCCAAGGCCGAACATCTGCCTCTGTGCGATATATAGCAGCCTCAACAATAAAACGGCCACTGGCTGAATCAAGTAACTTCGTGTGAATCTGTCCATCTGGATGCTCCTTCCAAAATTTAATTAGTCGTTCTTCAACTGTCTCATAATCTTCAAGATTAAACATATTGCTCGTCCTTTTCTGTTATCAGTTCACAAGCTAGTGCAAGGTAAGCACATGCGTCGATATAGGAGTCAATGTGATCTGCTGTTTCTTGTAATCTGGCAAGTTTAACTTCGACCATCGCCAGACATGCTTGATGGTCTGAGATTGGAGTTTCGAGCATTTGCTGGAGTCGTAATGCGATTCGAGTCTGATTGATACGAGGATGACCATATATTCGTCCTCGGTCTCCAATGATGTCAGTAGCTGATAATAGGACTTCACTTGCTTTCACACTCTCACCCTTTCTTTTGATGCGTAGTAATCTCGGACTGCTTTACGTCCCTTGATGTAGCCCACGCGGATGCCGACGATACGGCCTAGATGAAAATATAGTCCAGATAGGACAATCATGACAATCATGTCACCGAATGATGGATCAAACATTTTGGAGCCTTTCTATCAACGCCCTTCGTTGATGGCTCAACTGTCTCACGCCCTAAGGGGCAATTTTAGGAATTTAAGATAACGAAACGGTAACGATTATCTGGCGCGTCCATAGCGCTTGCCAGCCACGACAAATGTCCCATCCTTTTCGATGTAAATCAGATCAACCTGGACGTTCTTGCCATCGACGTACATGATGGCGAAAGCCTGTTGCCAGTTAGCCGATCCCTTTGTATAACTGGCTTTAGAAAAGTCCATTAAATTTCCAACCTCTACCCCATGCAGAACACGCCCTATACGGCCTCCAGAGGCCTCTGAGAAGGACGATCTGCCTGCTCTGTGAGTATGTCCTGAGATCACGCTCTTGCCGTGCCTACGGGCTGCTTCTAGGGCTGATAGACCACCTTGGGACTTAATAGGGGTATGGTCGCCATGGACTGCAATCCAGCCCGGGGCGATGTTGTAAGGCTTACGATGGAAGGTAATGCCGAGTTCATCTAGGCGCATAAATTTCTCGAAGCGCAGCTCTGGCAATGACAGAAAAGATGGGATCTTGCGCATGATCTGTGTATATAGACGATCCGTGTGATTGGATCGGATCATCTGTGTTACTTGGAGATCATAAAGTACCTGAATAGTCTCTTCGCGATCATCTCCAAGAGTCTGTTCGTATGCTTCTGGTGTTCCTTCTGACCACTTGCTGATTGTGTTGAAATCAATTTCGTCACCTATTGTCACTACTTCATGCGGCTTAAACTTGCTGATAAAACTGGCTAGATTCTTGACTGCGTGTCGATCGTGGAACGGAACCTGAAGGTCGCTCACTATGACTATTCGCTTCATTTAATCCTCGTCGTCATCATCCTCGTAGGGTATGCGATCCACGCGGTCGGGGATCGATGGCAGAATCCAGTCAGGGTAAGCGTCTCGGTCTTGAATGATGCTCAGGCATAAATCGACTGCAAAACCTGCACGGCGCAATGCGCGATACATCTCATGCAGGCTGATAGCCCATGCATCTAACTGTGAATAAGTATCGAGATCGATGACTTTTTTTCGTGCCATGTCAATAATTATCGCTCTAGGAGTATGTTGTAAATCTCATCGACACGCGAGTTCAGTCTCTTAATTTCAGAAAGTAGATGAGTAATCACATAACCTGCAAGGCCGCCGATTACGGCAAGGCTTGCGAAGTAAAGCGTGATGAAGTCAGTTGTGTTCACTTCTTCTCCACGGTATCTACTGCGGCTTCGATGGCATCTACGACGATATCTGCAACGGCCTTCTTAGCGCGGTAGGACTTGATCGCAGTACGGATGACCGGGATCGCTATAAGTCCAAGAGTTGCATAGATAATTGCTTCCATTATTTACCACCTATCATCGGGATATTGAACCAACTAGAGTCTTCATCGCCCTTGATAGTAAAGCTGACATGCGCATGGTGATTATGCTTATTGATCCCATCATAAGGACGCCAAGCCCAAGCCTTTTTAGATGATGCGATCTTTCCGTCAAAGATGATGTAAGAGATTCTTTTATCGCCAGACTTTGCAAGGAGTCGAATCTGATCGACCAGGTCAGGCATGACATCGGGCTTCCTGCCTTTGCCTGCAAGGTCGCGGTCAACATCGATGGCACGAACCCATCCTTGTGCATCTGGATTATGATCAGACTTGCGCGCAGCGTGTCTTGTATCGCCGATCCAGCCGTCCGAAGTTCGATCTCTACCTGGGAATGCATCATCGATCTGCTCTCTAAGCTGGATCGCGGAGCGACTTAAACGAGGCTTCACAGGTCACACACTCCCATCGCTTTAGATCATTAAGTGTCAATTCTGGATGATCGCA